CAATGTTACTTAATGAATCATATTGCGTTAAGAAACAATAATTATGCAGCAAGCACATTATTTACATATAAAATGGATAGTGAAGGAGAAAGTAATAGTTACATTCAATCAATTAATCAAAACTCAAGAGAATTTAGTGACGATGTATCCGATAAAGGTATGTTATACGTTGAAAAGATATTTGGGTATCTAGGTGATAAAAGTAATCAATATGTTACTGATCTACAAGAAGAAACTATTGGTTATTGGTTTGCATATAATCTTGATTTAGATAAAAAGAATTGGGATTCTTTCAAAGCAGATGCTCTTTCTGACTATACACCACCTGAATCAGATAGAACTATTAGTGCATTAACTAAAGAACTTAGAGAAGGATATGATGGAGCATTAGTTGTGTGGAATGATAAATATAATGGAACGTTTACTATTATATTTTCTTCTGTTTTTAGAACAAGAGATCATCAACATAGATTATTTTTGGATGGTAAAACACCTGTTAGTGGTAGAGGTAAAAATTTAAGTAAACACAATTACTATTTAGCAGATGCGTTTGATTTTAATGTTTTAGATGCAAATGGTAAGTTTCTTGACGGAAAAAACTTACCTAAATACAGACCGCTATATGAAGAATTTTATAATTACGTACATGATATCGTCCCTGATGCTGTTTGGGGTGGTAGATTTAAGAACTTAAAAGATGATGTTTATCACATTCAAATTTAAACTAAATCCTTTTTCAACTGATGTAAACTTATAATATTCTTGAATGATGATTCTTCACTATATTCCATCTTATTGATTTTATCAATGGTTTCATGAATTTTATCTTCAATACCTTCTTTTTTTGTTTCCTTTAAAAGAGAAATATTTTCTGTTCTTAATGATTCAAAAAGAGATTGTTTATTTTCTTCATCAGACATTACAATACTTTTAATTAGTTTTACATCTGCTTCTTCTAATGCTTCATATTTTTCGGTGAATTTAGATAATGCAGTTTCAATAAGCGCATCTCCATTCATCTCTTTAGGAATTTCTACTAATTTATGTTCTACAACAATCTTTTCTTCTTTGATATGATTTAGAACGGTTGTGAATGAGTCATGAATTAAATCAACATCAGGATTTGTTTTATCCAATGTTTCAGAAATTAGATTACCAATCGCTTCATATAGATTTGCTTTTTCTGCATCAATAGCAGTATCATCGACAAATCTTTTAAGTTTTGAATGTTCTACTTCCAAATTTTCTTTAGAATATGATTCAAACAAACTAAGGTTGTTATCTATGTAACGAGTAGCACCAATATCATTGGTGATGGTTTTATTTTCTAAACGATCAAAAACCTTATGTTCTAATTGCAACAGTGGTGAATCTTTTACGATATCTAAAAACATAGAAGGTTTTCTAATATCATTTATACTACCTTCTGTAAGGTAATCTCCACTCATTTTTTGTGAAATAATTGCTTTGACAATACCAATATTAATTGCTTTCATAGTTATTTATCTAATTTAATAATAAATACTGATTTTTTTATAAAAAAGTATTATATTTGTCTTCTGTATTTATATCTATGATAGAAATCCTAAAAAAATATAAACCAAAACACTACAATTATTTTATACCTATAATTAATAAAATCATAGGAGATTATTTAGATGTTCATAAATATATTAAAAGTTTAGGTACAGAAGAGATACTAGCTTGGTTAAAATCTGTCAAACATATCGAACAAAAAAACATGGCATTCTTTGAAGAATGCGGTATTTTAATAACTTTAGTTATTCGTTTATTCATTTTAGAACTTGACATTGAAGATGTCAAATTAACAAATAATGATATAATTAAACTAATCGAAAGATTCGACAAATCATTAAAAACCGAAATAGCATATCGCAAAGATGCACTAGATTCAACTCCTAAATACACGATAATAAAGGATTAATCCTTATCATCTAAATTAAATTCTTCGAGGTCCAAACCGTTAATTTTTTCCTCATTAATCTTTTTCTCTTTATTGATGGTATCTCCTTCTTCTAATAATCCATCAATTTCAGAAATCATATCTTTTGCGTTTTGATTTAAGGTTTGCATTCTGTTTTCAGTTTCCTTAATAATCTTTTTATTTTGTATTTCTTTTGCAACACTTTCATTTTTACCATCATTTACAAGTCCTTCAAGAATGCCATTAAATTTAGAATCTGTCATTTTTCGTTTGACATTCATCACTTTTAATTTACCTTCTTCTTCGTAAATTACGTTACCATTTTCTTTAAAACCTTTACCTTGACCAATTACAGGTGGTAAGGATGCAGGACTTCCGAAATCATTTGCTCCACCTTCTAATGGAGGTGGCATTCCACCACCTAATTCTCCACCAAGACCACCACCTAATTCATCCATTCCACCTTCCATTCCAGTTTGACCACTCATCATTGCTGCTGCTTCTGGATCACCAAATTTTTCATCAATATCAGTAAATATACCTGTTTGACGAATAATAAGTGGAGTATCTTGAAGTTCTTGTGCAATTGCTCTTTCCATACGTTGCTTCTTAAAGTCTTCAATAATATCACGATCAGACCAGTTGAAGAATAATCTCTTCGCTTCTGTATGTGACATCGCAGCAATACCACCTTCATTTCTAGTTGCCTCAGTATATGCTCCTATTTTTTGTGACCACAACTCTGCTTTCAACATATCTTGTTGAGTAGATGGATTAGTAAGCATTAAAGTAAAATTATTTAAATCTTCTTTATCAAATCCAAGTAAATAAAGATGGATGATTGCCATTTTATTTAATTCTTGAATCATTGCTTGTTGAATTCTGTTGATTTTCTTAGTAAACCTTACATCCATTTGTGCAAGATTTTGACCTTCACCTGCTGCATCTTGGAAACCTAAAAACGGTTTTGGTATTCCAAGTCCTGTAAATAAGTTATCTCTAAGATACTCGATATCTTGTATTTGATCTAAGTTTTGTGCACCTTGAAGTGTGTCAATACCAGTTTGTACGTTTGCGTTTCGTACAGGAATGAAGAAATCTTCATCATTACCAAGTATGTTGAAACGATAGTCAATTTGACCACTATCAGGATAAACTTGTTGTTGTTTCTTAAAACGAGTAGCAACTTTTTGGATGTATTCTTCCATATCATCTTCATCAAGATTTCCAACATCAATTTTGAAAACTCTTTTCTCACCTGCACGTATGATACGATAGGTAAGCATAGCATCTTCTGCCATAACCAATTGACGGAAAACACGTCTAACTTTATTTAATGTTGATGATCCATATGGAAGATATTTATCATCACCAAGCAATCTAAAGTGGGCAATCTCAAATATGTTGAAATCATCACCAGTTTCTCTATTTCTAAACTTAACAGTTGGTTTACCGTTTTCAACACGTTCAATTCTTTCTATTTCATAGTTCACCAATTGTTTTACATGAGTTAAACCCTTTTTCTTTTCACCCAACATATAAACAAAGTTGTCACCATATTTTACTAAATTTCTTGTCCAAAATGGAAGGTTAACGTTCACGTTAATAACGTCATAGAATAATTCTTCTAAATGTTCTTTTATTCTTTGTTTATCAGAATAAATATTCATCATTTGACCATTATCACCAAATGTTGTAGATTCTTCCATCATTAAATCCATTGCAGATGCAATGATTGGATAATATTCCATTCCTTCAAAATCTAAATATGCAGGAAGTCTTGCTGCTTCATATTGCATTGCTTTTTGAAAACCATGATCCGTTTGTTTAAAAAACTTATCTTGTAATGCTTTCTTTTGCTGTAATTCCAGACTTTTTCTTTGAATATCTTGGGGAGAACTACCTTTTATTATAATCTTAGGTTCGTTCTTATTATCATCTTGAGTTCCTTCAAAACCTCTACCCGATTCTAATCCGAAGAAATTGTTTAGATTTTGATATGCGGTTTTACCATCTGCTTGCTTTTTTGCCATTTTTATAAAATTTTATATTTTTTTATAAATACTTTTGAATTATCAAAAACACCTTTAATCTAAATACTTTTATTTTTTTAATCCTGCAAACATCCAAGCGTTTGATCCATATGGACTACGTTTAGATACAGAAAAATCTGGTGTTCTAGTATTATTATTATTTTCGTCTTTTTTTGGTTTCTCTTCTATCACTTCATCACCACCTATTCTTAACATAGCGTCTAACATCTTTTTTGTTTTAGATTTTTGACTTGCTGCGTTATTCATTTGATAATTAACGACATATATTGCACATGCTGTTGGCATAATAGCGTCATCATGGAAAGTACGTTTATGATCTGCAACACGTGTTCCTGTAACAGTTACAAAAGTTTTTAATTCACCTAATAATCTAATAGATTTTATCTTT